TCACTTGGAGTGTCACCCGTAAGCAATTCAGCTCTAATGTTAGCTCTACGATATTCGTCACATACATCTTGTGCATGTATAATAGTAGAACAGAAAACAACTGTTTTTCTATCGATAGCTTTTTCTTGCCACTCCTGAACAATACGCTCATTAATGGCTCTTTTATTCATAATACGTTCAACTTCACCCATATCAAAATCAGATATGGTTTTGCGAACATTTTCTAATTCTTGTCTGACACCAACATCAACAACAAATGTCTTTGGTGGCACGAGAAAACCTTCACGAATTAATGTGGTGATTTCTATTTGATGCGAACAATTATTAAATATGCTGCGTAAACCTTTTCTATCTCCACGATTAGGAGTTGCTGTAAAGCCAACTATCTCAACTGAATTGTTAGCTTCTTTAACTCTATCAATAATTCTTGTATATGTTTCTGCTATTGCATGATGGCTTTCATCAACCACAACCATGTCAAAGTCACACATGTTTTCCAAATTGTTCGGTCTTGAAAGCGTCTGCACCATACTAAATATAGTTTCACCAGACCAATCTTTCTCTGATCCATCTACTACACTTGTTGTTATCTTTGGATTTACCTTTGAAAATTTTGTTCTGTTTTGCCTGACCAACTCGTCACGATGCTGCAAGATTAAAATCTTTTTGCCTTGCTTGTATCGTTTGCCGACTAAAGCTGAAAGCATGATTGTCTTACCTGCTCCCGTTGGAGCGACAACAATAGTGTTTTTGTGTTTGGTAAGAGCAATAGAAGCATCGTCAACTGCTATCTTTTGGTATGGTCTAAGTATCATTAATTATCCTTTCATGGCTAGATGAAGTGGGTAGTTTGGCGGCGCTCGTACTACCCAAACGAGTTCTAGCAGACGAAGGAAAGTCTTGCCGCTAGAAATAAGTTACCCTTTAAGATGCCCAAGGTGGCACTACGCTACCTGCCGTGGTAGCTTGGGGTTCAGATGTTGGATTGCTCTGCTGAATAGGAGCAGCAGCTTGAGGTGCATGACCACTAGGAATATAATCCTTATGATCTGCAGCTATTGGGCTGACCATCTTATTCTTATCTGAATATCCATTAGTACCTTTTTCAATACCAATTTTAATACAGAACTCCTGACCTTGAAGAGCATCAACACCAGGAATCTTTCTCTTATTATTAGATTCAGGTGAAACGTCTTTAGGGTCAAGACCAAGCATACTATCAACTAAAAGACGTAAAGTTCTAAGACCATTTACTCTTGCCTTAGAAATGCCTTGATCGTTTTTAGCATCTCCATCAAAAAATATATTTTGCCAAACCTTACGTTTGTCGAACTTACCACCAACGATAGTAAATTCTGTCTCTATATACTTCGCACTAGAATGTGGAGACTCCTTAAACATAGGCGTGTTAGAAAACTCCTCTAGTGTTAAGTAGTTAGGTTTAATTAAAAGAATGGCACGAGCAATCGTTCCTTCAGGAATCAATTCAAACTCGGTATTTGTTTCGCTCATGGAAACATCATTTAAGTCAAGCATTATTCATATCTCCTTCTTTGCTGGACGTTACTTTAGCAGGGTCAACAAAAGTCAATTCTCTTTCTGACTGCTTTACCCCACCACTCATTTTAGTCAGTAGTTTGCCTAAATGCGGCTCTTCCAATACATCGAGTCTGCCCGATCTATCTTTTGCTGGATACCCCCATTCATTTAACGTCTGACATACAAAAGCACGGTATGTGCCTGTATTCTCATCGCCAGTCATAACTGCCATTGTGATGACTTCATCAACAATTCCTGGAAGTTCACGACCAGTCTTAGTGCCGTCTATTTGTAGTTCAAATATCTTACGACCATAATCGTCAACTTTCTCATCAAGAATACCAACGAAAATTACATTTTTACTACGAATATGTTGCAAGTGAGTAAGCCAAGACATCATCTCTCTACCGTGCATACCATACACAGCACGAGTATCAACCTTGCCACTTCTCTCTGATTTATTATCAGCATGACCCATGCAATGCTGAAAACATAAACGACCTGCTACAGTAATACTATCAACAAATATGCTATCGTATTTGCTCATCATTTCTAATGGATCACCGTATAACGATTTTACATAATCGTAATGAGCATTACTGTAAGGTTGGTCGTCAGTTAAAGCTGGATTAGGACCACCTAAGAAACAAGCGAAGTCACGACATTCAGCCCATGTTTGTGGTCTTACCATGTCGATCATCCACCCCTCAATAGCTGCATCTCCAGCTTCTAAGTCCATAAACAATGTTGTTTGTGAATCTAAAGTTCTTGCTAGTGTAGTTTTACCAACGCCACTTTGACCACAAATAACAATCTTATGACCTTTTTTTTCAGCCAAACGCTCTTCGGCTGTTATTATCTTTAATCCCATACAATCCTCCTAAACTGATATATCTATGGTTGTGCCTTTAAGTTCAACAACTCTATGTTCTTGTAACTTAGCTTTGATCGCTGGTTGAGCTGCATTGTATTTCTTTTCTTCAACAGAATAAGTTAACTTTGCAAAGTGCCTAGCGTCATCAGGCTGCATTTCTGTAAACGCAACAGCGAGACCTTCTTGATCCCAAGTAACTTTCTTGCTTAATGTTACTTTGACCTTATAACCATCTTCATTAATAGTTACTGTTCCGTAATCTTTACCATCATCAGCTAGTCTGTCACGAGCATCATTCTGATACCTTTCAGCTAATACAATGTTAAGATTATTTATCTTTTCTTTAACTTTATCTAATTCTTTTTTTAAATCTTCTTTATAATGATAAAGAGATTCAATAGAATTATGAAACATTTTTTCGGCATTCATTGACCTTCCTTCCGTATATTTAAGTTGCTAGAAACTCTAAAATAGGAACTGTAAACCAGTTTGTCAACAATATTTGTTATTTTTTTTTGAAAGTAAGTAAAATGTCAATGTTATGAATGGCTAACATAAGTTTTTTCTTTAGCTTAAATTCAGGCGTTAATACACCTTTTGCATCTTCTACAATAAATTTAGATTCACCGTTTTCATCTACTAATAAATATGTAAAGTCAGCGATATAATTACATATCTTTTGACCATTTACATTTAATTCGTATTTAATTTGTCTATCTAATTGATCAACCACACCAGCTCTTTCCATAGACTTTAGCTGACCCCAACGCTCTGCTTCCCACCTAGAATCAAACTTTAAACCCATTGCAACTGTCTTTTTTGCAAAATACTTGTTGGGTTTCCCAACTTTTCTGGGTATAATTCTTTTATTATTGCTATACATGGGAGTTATTATAATGGCAGACACAACAAAATTCAAGTCAATTGGTATAGATGTTGACACTTATAACAAATTAAAAAAAATATGCGCTGATGAAAGACGCAATATTCGTCAACAAATATCTATTTGGGTGGACAAAGATTACGAAGAAAGATTTAAAGAAGAAAATGTAACTCGTTTGGGATTAGGTACACTTAATAATTAAGCTACTTGTTCCTTAACACCTAAGTCTTCCATACGTTTTATTAAACGATTTGCACGATTAGTTACTTGTTTGTGCCATCTCGAATCTTCCATTTGAATTGCACATTCAAGCCAATCGTTGCTATCTATAGCAGCACGAAACTTAACAAATTTAGACAAACGAGGTCTGCCCATATTGAACATCATATTGCACAAGATCAATTGCACTTCTTCAGGTAAGTCATCAAACGTACCAAATAATTTTTTACATTCTTCAATTGTGCCATGAACATCAGCTTGAAAACAATTGTTAACTCGTTCTTCTGAAACTGGTGTTCCTACTTCTTTACCGTACTCTTCATCCCATTCAGTAATAAGATGTCCAATACCACAAGTTGGTAAACCTAAATGATCTAAGTAAATTTCGTACTTACATCCTTCATCTTCTTTTAATTCTTCTCTTAATTTTTCTATGTTCATGGTGTAAATATTCCTTGTGGCGTTACGCCTGTATCAACTTTAGGCGTTCCTCTTCTTTCAATATATGCTAAGTCTTTTGGATTAATTCCTAAAGCAGCACCAACTCCAGGCTGTGTTATATCTATTTTTCCTATATTTGAATTTGTATTTACAGATTTTAAACCTTGCATTTGATTGTTTGCATTACTTGCAACATTTTTTATAGCTTTATTTATTCCAGCATTTTCTGATATAGATTGTAATTGACTGTTTGCATCAGAAACATTTTCTTCAACGGATTGAGTTATAGCTTGTCCTGGGCGAAATGCGTTAGAAACAGCAGTAAGAAATTGACGTTGTTGTTCAGCAGTTGGATTTGCAGTTCCTTCAAGTTTCTTTGATGCTTCTACAATTTCTTTCATGGCTTTTTTACCAGTAAAAAGTTGTCCAAGAACAAACATTTTAGCAATTCTACCAACATTGTTAAATACGTTAGCTAAAATACCTGCTGCAACAAGATCGCCTTTTGGTATATTTGTTGATATTTTTTCTACAATTCTACCAAAATCTCTAATATTTTGTGCTACACCAGCAGTGTCGCCAACATTAGGGAAAACTATATCAAGTTTATTGCTCTTGTCAGCTTTACCTATGTTCTTAGCTAATTGTTTCATGCCATCTGCATTAGTAACAGCACCAATATTATCAAGCATATTTTCTACATAAAAACCTCTTAAAGTTTTTAATTCTGCAGGTTTGTCTTTATAAAAATTCATTACTGCTTTTAGATCACCACGAGTTGCGCCGCCAGACATAACTAGATCTGCAGCTTCTTCAGGATCTAATTTATTATTTCTTATCTTTGAAAAAACACTATTTGTTCTTAGTCTTGATGTTTCTTGAAGTGTATCTAAAGCTCCACGCATTGCAGTTGCTACACCTTGATCTAATCCTTGTGTTACAGCGTTACTAATAACTTCTTCATCAATGTTAGTAAGTTTTAAATCTTCAAAGCCTTTTGCAAATTGTTTGAGTCTATTGTATTCAGCTCTACCATAAAGCTCTACGCCAGTATCTCCTAAATCATCTAATGATTTTATGAAAACGTCTGGTTTAAAACTAGTTGGCTTAATTGAATCAAAACCTGTTTTACTTAAAGCTCCTCTAAGCCATTCTTTACCCATTTCTGTTTTAATTTGATTGTATTGAGTGTCATCAAGTGCTTTTTTTAATCTATTAAGACCTGTAGGAGTTCCACCTGTTCCAACAACATTGTCTGTTAATCCACTTAAAGAACCAGGTCTTGCTATATTAAAATCACCACTTCTCATTTTTTCTATAAGTTCTTTAGAACCTAAAGTTGTTGATATGTCGTTATATAAAGCAGTTCCTTCACGAAATTGTTTTCTTGCATTTGGCAATAACTTTGAAACGGTCTGCATTTTTTTAAATGCTTCTGAACCTAGTTGATCGGTAATGTCTTTTGTAAGGGAATCAATGTTTGATTTTAATAATAAATTATCAACATTATTAATTGCTTTTTGCCAAACTTCTGTAAGATTTATTGAGCCATCTATAATGTTTTTTTGTTCAAGTTCTGCAGCTGTTTTAGGTGCATTTTTTAAATCCCATAATTTTCTTCTTAATTGATAAGCATCTGTAAAAGATGCTTTGTCACCTAATGCTCGTAAATCTTCTGCAAGAGATAATCCAATTTTACCTTCTTCTGTCGCTAATCTTCCAGTTCCAGCTTGTGCAAATTTCTTTTCTGCCAATTCTGCAATATCTTTTACAAAAGATGTAGGTAATATTTTAGCATCACCTATAGATGTTTCTATAACTTCATTAATAGTTGACCATTGTTGAGACATATTATTTTCAAAATTCTTTGCAGAAGTTTGGATAAAACCAAATAACTCATCGTCAAGACCAGCGTTTTTTTGCAGACCACCTGCTAATGTATCAGCGGATTGTTTAAGAGCTGACATAATTGATCCATAAGCATTAGCTTGTTTTGAAGCTAATTCTTTACCAAACTTTTTTTCAAACTCTATAAATAAATCTCCAGCAGTTTTTTCACTACCTTCTGTAGAGGCTCTACTTATAAATTTATTTAATTCACCAATTTCTCTTTCCATAGCCGTAGCTATATTTTGAGTTCTTGGTGAACCACCTAATACACTTTCTTGTAATTGTTGAAATTTAGCTGCAATTGGTCTGCCTTTTATTTGTGCTATTGTTGGCTCTAAACCTTTTTCAATACCTTTTGCAGTAATTCTTAAATCTTCTTTACTTGCTTCTTGTATGAATTTTTTACCAGAAGGTGCTATTGCTCTATAAGCTAACAGAGGAATACCGAACAATAGTTCACCTCCAGCAGCTATACTACCTTCAATAAGTGCATCTTGAGCTATATCTCCAGCAGTTTGTTCAGATACTCCAAAAAGACCTTCACCTGCTTCTTCTACTAAAGATCCAGTTCCACCACCGACAAAAGCACCAATAGCTCCACCTAATAACGTACCTATTCCTGGAGCGATGCCAGTTCCTATAGCGGCACCTTTAACAGCTCCAGTAACACCAAAACCTAGTTCTGGCAATATGCCAACTAAATCAGATAAATCATTTCTACTAAAACCTTCTTCATCTATTAATACATTTTTGTCTGTTTCAACACCAACTTTTCTAGCTCCACTAGGAGTTAATGCAAGTCTACCTCTATTATCTCTAACATAATCTGAACTGTTAAAACCTTGTGTAGCTAATATATTTTCTTCTTCTGCATTGTTTTCTGCAACAGATAAAGCAGACCTTAAACCAAAACTTTGTATTCCAGATTTTGTATCAAAGTTTTCTTGTGTGGGTTGATCTGTAGAAGTTTTTTTAGCTGATTGTCCTAATAAATCTTCAAATGTTTGATTTGTTTTATCAGGTGCAGAAAAAAATTGATTACGAATTGCGTCAGACTCTTGTTGATTTGGAGTGTCGCCTTCTATTTCAACTTTAACTACGCCTTGTGGAGTTTCAACATTAATAATTGCCATTATGTAGTGCCTTGAACTTTAAATCTAAAGACATTATCTTCACCTTTAATCATTGTAGTATTTTGTGCAGTAATGTTTTTATTATCAATATTTACGCCATAAGCAGCTAAATTATCATAAGAGTCTTTAATATTTTCTCTACCTCTTTTTACAATAACATTAAATAAGTTACTTAATTTTCCTCTAAGCACAGCCTCGTCACCTTCTAAGAAGTTTACATCACCCACAATTTCTCTTACAAATTTTCTATCTGCATCTGACAAAGTTTTTCCAGACTCTTGTAAAATTTCTGCTGCATTAGTTGCTTGTAGTCTTTGCATTATTGTTTTTATTTGTTTAACAGGATCTGTATCACCAATATTTAAACCAAAATTTCTAAGTGTTTGTTTAATAATAGATCTACCTTGATCTAATACAGTTACATCTGTTTGATTTAACAATCCAGCTAATTTTTCAAATTCTTTAGCATTATAATCTACTTTTCTTTCCATGCTTTGAATCATTCCAACAACTCTTTTACTACTATCAATAAATAAAGGTGAAGTGCCAGCAGGTGCAAAATTTCCATCTGCCAATTGAGCTTTAAAACTTAAACCTTTTGGTGCTTCACGAAATAAAGGTACATCTACAGATTTGCTTTGATAAAACTTTTTCTTACCAGATGCCGTTAAAGCAGCTTTTGCATAATCTTTATAATAATCTGCGTCAACAATTTCAAATTGTTCGTTAAATTTTGAATTTGAGTCAAGGTTATTTAGCTCGTAACTATTTAATCTTGTTAATCTACCTTTGCCCTTTACAATCATATTTGATAAAGATGAAGCACTTCCATCACCTTTTGGTATAACAAAGTAAGCCTTTCTATTCATGGCTTTCTTTTGATCAGATTCTTTTTTACTAAGAGCGTAAGCACCTGCTTTAGCTCTAACAGATTTAGCTTCTGCCGTAGCTTTTCTAAAGTCGGGCATCGCAGCTTCACCAGCTTCACCAGTAGCAGTTAATATCTTACTTATATCAAAGCCTTTACCGGCTCTATTTTGCATTAAAGCTAATCCAAATGACATTAGAGCTTGTTTTGTATCTGCTTCACCAGAAATATCTAAACCTGTAGCTTCGCCAAATTCATTTATGTATTCATCAAATGTTTTAGGATTAACTCCAGGTCTTGCCTCTTTTAAAAAATCATTAAGTGCGCCGACAGTAGCTTTTTTAGCATTTGTATCAGCACCTTCAACTTCATTTGTTTCTCCCGTACCACCAACGCTTTCTGATGTTAACTCACCTGCAATACCTTTTTCCTCTTCAGATACATCAGTTGATTCTATTATTTTAGATAATCTTTTTTGTAATTCATCTGACCCTGTATCGCTTGTACCTGCTATAGCATTTTCTTCTTCTGATAATTCACCTTGACCAAAGAGTCTTTTTTGACCTTCTGGACTAAAAGATCCATATATATTTCTATTTTCATCTGGTAAAAAAACTTCGGGGCCAGAAAAATTATCAGAAACTCTGTTTTTTCTTTTTTCAAAAGATTCTGAATCTTCTTGTGATAAATAATCACCAATAAGATTACCACTAGGATTTGTAACAGCACTAATAGCACCAATACCTTTGTTGAACAAATCAACCCCACTAAGACCAAAGTTTGCTATATCTTTTAAATACCCCATACCTGTAGATTGTCCTGGAGAAGTTTTAAATTTTCCTACGGGTGGTACAAATTTGTTTTTTAAAGGGCCTTCGCCTAAAATCCCTTGCCCATATAGATTTGCTAAATCACTAAGACTTTTAGGCTTGCCCATTTGATTTAATAAAGTGTTAGTGTCGCCTACATTTAATCCAGCTATACCTTGTGGTTTTATTGCCATCTTTTACAGCTCCTATTTACCCGTTGGGCCGCCACTAAAAGGTGCGATTTGTGATAATGTTGTATAAGCTCCAATACCTTGTAAAAATGGATTTGCAGAAGGTGTTGTTGCTTGTGATATAGTAGAAGGAATACTTGCACTTGGCATTCCTTGTAATAAATTTTGACCTAACTGTAATCTTGTGTAAGGATCTTGTGCTGTTTGCAATTGATTTTGTCTTGTGGCATCTAGTTGTGCTTGTTGTTGTTGTTGTCGCATTGCACCTAATTGACTTAATTGCGATACATCTGCTTGACCTAGAGCTTGTTGCAGACGACCTATATCTGACGTTGTACCTGCCAAAGTACCAAATGCTTGACCAATACCACCTGACAATCTTCCTGCTTCTTGCGAGGCTTTTTGAGCTTGTCCAAATCCAGCTGATAATAATCTGGCTAATGTATCAGCTTTTGTGTTCTGTAAATTTCTTTCTGTTTCTGCTCTTTGAACACCTTGTCTTGATCCACCAAAAGCTCCTGATTGTATAGCTTGAGCATCTGCTCCAGCTCTTCTCATATCAGCTTGTCTGTCAAGTTGTGTCATTGCTGAATCAATAACACTTTGTTGATAAGGATTCATAAACTTATCTATATTTGCTTGTGATGGTTGTAAGAAACCTAATCCACTAGTCAAAGCCTGTTGAGCAGCTAAGTCTTGTTCTTTTGCTCCTTGTATAAAAGGCTCATAAGAACCAGACAATTGTTCGCCTAAACCTATTGCAGAAGATCGAAGTGGGTCCATTCCAGCTATTTGATAATCTGGCAATCCTAAAGAAGAATCTAAAAGACCTTTGCTAGTTTGATCTTCACCATCAAATTCTCCAAATCCAGTTTGCAGTAATCTTTTTTGCAAACCTTCAAGAAATGGTGGTAATCTATTTATATTTTCATAGGTTTGAACTGCCATTATGCCCTAGCCTCCAAGTTATCCATCATATCATAAGCTCTTTGAATACCTTTTCTTTGATTTCCACCGCCTAATCCTTTAACTGCGTCTTTAGTTAACACAAATTCACCCGCCATAAGCATAGCAGGTACATCATCTTTACGTCCAGAACCTTCGCTTGGGTCTATACCACCGTTTCTACGAGGAAAACCCATCTCTCCACCCATATTAGCATATGTTATGCCACCAAGTTTACCACTAGGACCTCCATAACCAAAAGGTCTTCTTTCAAATTCTGTTCTTGTATCTTCTTCCTCGTTTCCAGCGAGTAACTGAGCAATTAGTCCAGCACTAAGACCTTGACCTAAGTTTGATCCTAATATTTTACCCATAATAGTATCGTCACCTATACCTAACATATTTAACAAGCTCGATTCACTACCACCTGTAACTACTTTTTTAATACCTTCTGATGCTGTGTCAGTTGCTGTTTTTGAAATAGCCTCTGGAACTGCTTGATTACGAGCAAGTTCTTTTGACATGTCTTTTCCAATCGTTCCAGCTTTAACAGCAGCTTGGTTTGTTGCGTTTGATCCAGCTTCTGCACCAGTTCCGCCGCCAAACAATTGACCAATACCACCTGATAACAAACCAGCCATGACGGCATCTTTTGTTTTTCCACCACCAAGTTTGCTAGCCACAGCTCCTGTCAACGCTCTTGATATAAACGGATTAACAGCAGATGTACCAAACAATTGTCCTAAACCAGCTCCAACAGCAGGTCCTGCGACTGCACTAAGAGCTATTGGAGCAATTTGTTTTAATAATTTACCTATACTCATTCTAACACACTACCTTATTTTAAATATATATTCAATCCTATATCTGTGCTATCGCACTTGTTGTCACTCTTGTCTTCGATAGTTCTTGTATACTTGCCACAACATGTAATCTATTGGCTGTTGCAGCCTGTACTTTTAATACTTCACCACTTTGTAAAACTAAATCTCTTGTCAATAGCTCAACTGTTGCGTGACCCGAAACAGATTTAACATCAAATAAAACAAAAACATTATTACTTGCATCTGTTATTGTAACTGTAATTGTGTCTCCGTTGTTACTATCATCACAAACTATTATAGAATTTATAATAGACGCATTAAAATCTGCATCGCTAGGTGC